ATTCTATAAGATGCGGCAACATTCTTATATGCACTAGTGTCTGTTTGATTAGAAATCCAATCCATCCAACTTTCAAAGAAATCAATCACTTTATAGTTTCTATCAACATAAAATGTCATCGTCATGGTGGTGTCAAAAGAGCGACGATTTACCATCTTTTCTGTTACACCAGCATAATTATTAATCACTTCTGCCGTTTGAAGACTTGTACCTGGAAGACTTACAGAATTACATAGGAGTTCAATATTCGGTGAGTCTAGATTAAAATTAAAACCTCTTGTGTTCATGAGTCCTATCACCTCTGGTGGAGGACTTAATTTAATTTGATATACAGAAGTTTGAGCAAGATGCATTATCCTACTCTTTAGGTCTGACGTTCTTATACCATTAGGTAATGCACCAGCCATCTATAAATACACTTGACTATTATATACTATGTATAAGGGATGAGTAAATTTCATCAAGGGAGATTTCATCCACAAAACCCTAAAAAGTATATGGGTGATGTCAATAATATAATTTACAGAAGTAGTTGGGAATTAGAATTTTTCCGATGGTGTGATAGAAGAGAGAGTGTTACAAAGTGGGCATCAGAAGAGTTTAGTATTCCTTATGTTTCACCAAAAGATAATAGGGTTCATAGATATTATCCTGATGGTTTGGTAGAAGTAGAGACCAGAGATGGTAAGACGAAAAAATACATAGTAGAGGTGAAACCTGCAAAACAATGTGTACCTCCTTCAAAACCTCAAAGGGAGACAAAATCTTTTATTATGGAGAGTATCACTTATGCTGTCAATGAAGCAAAGTGGAATGCGGCTCGTGAATTTGCGTTAGATAATGGTTGTGAATTTAAGATCATTACGGAAATAGAGTTAGGCATTAAAACTAATGGAACAAGAGGATTATCTGGCAAGCGACACACAAAGAGTAGAAAACCTCGTCGATAAGATCAGAACTTCTGGTGGTCCAGATGACATGTTTCTGGAAATAATGCAAATATTGACAACCAAAGATTTAGTTCCACAGGTTGGTAAATACTACACATTCATATATCAACCAAAAACACCAAGAATTAGATATGATGAGTTTCCTTTGATTGCATGTGTTGGTGTTTATAAGTGGGGATTTAAAGGTATTAACTACCATTGGGGAGATTTTAGAAACTATACTTGGGAAGAAGTTGCAAATAATGACCTACTTGTCGTATATCCAAATGAATTACAGGATATGAGGTCTATACCTTATCAAAAATTCAGGATAAATAACTAAACTGGATGGACCCTAGTTAATGGCCATAGTTAAAAGAAATAGACTCTGGAATGGTATTCAGACCAGGCAAGAGATAAACACTGAAACTGCAAGAATAGAAGTTTTTTCAATTGGTGGTGGATTTTTTGGTGTAGATGTACTAATTGCATCAAGTGAAGGAAAGGGTAGTGATTGGAAAATAAATAATCCTCAGAGTTTTACAAATATATACAATAAAACAAATAATACTAGGAGTACTGTTAAGGAACTTGAAAGAGCATTCTTTTTAGAAGGTTATAAAGTTTTTAATGATGATAGGGCTGCTGTATTAAATAATTCCGAAAATTATGATGATCAACGAGAGGGAATTATTGCACGACAGAGATTTTTCAATCAAGGTACTCCACTATTAGTAGATCCTAGTACCCAAAAAGAAGTTAATCTTGAAGGAAAAAAGACTACACAACCAGTAACACCACCAGTCACGGTCGAAACTCAAACAGAAACCGGGTCAGAGTCAGAAGATGCAAAAGACCCTAAAACGGCAGCCGGTCAGGTGATAACTGCAGCTAAAAACGCAGAAGCAGCAGATGATTCAAAAGATATACCTACACCAACCCCGAAACCTAAAGTTGAAAGTGTAGGTGTTTTAAGGTATCCTCTTGCTAACTTAGAAGTTGTCGAAGATATTACTGGTATTACCTATGATTACATTAAAATAAACATCCAAGACTGGGTGAAGTCTATTGATTCTGTTGGCTATGTTAAAGATAATGTCTTCCAACAGACTGTTGTAGATAATAGCGGTACGTTTACTGGTAAGTCCGCGGTATCTAGATACAAAGAGACAAAAGGAAGTCTTGGAACAATTATTCTTCCAATGACAAATGGTTTAGGAACACAAAATGGTATAAGTTGGGGAGAAAGTAATGGAAATTCAATTCAGTTAGCATTGGCAGCTAGTGTTGGTGATTTGCTAAAGAATGTTTCTGAAGCTGAATTTAAAGAAAAAATAAAAGCAGCAGCGAGCAGTTTAGGAAATAGTCTTGAAACTGCCAAAGGATTTCTTGGTGACGCACAAAATAATAAAGATGGAGTTGCAGCACTTCTTGCTGGATACGTTATAGGAAATACATCTTTTGCCACAAGACAAAGTGGTCTCACAATCAACCCAAATATGGAACTTCTCTTTAGTGGTCCAAAATTAAGATCATTTGGGTTCCAATTTGAATTTGCACCAAGATTCAGAGAAGAGGCAGAACAGGTTAGAGAAATTATTAAAACATTCAAAAAGTTCTCTGCCCCAGTTATTGATAAAACTGGAAGTATCTTCCTCAAAACACCAAAAATATTTCAGTTAGAGTACATATATAATGGAGATGGTAGTGATACCGCCGACGGTAACACTCATCCATACTTAAATAAAATTAAACCTTGTGCTCTTACTAACGTTGGTGTGAATTATACACCAGGGAACACATATATGACGTATGCTGATGGTGGTTCTATGGTTCAAACTACACTTACTCTGAGTTTCAGTGAACTTGAACCAATTTACAATATTGATTATGAGGATGACAAACACCCAACAGGTTACTAAAAATGGCAACACCATACTTTAGATATGTTCCTAACTTTGAGTATGTCAATAGGCTCAGAGATAATAAGACTATATCTGCATATATTCAAACCAAAAACCTCTTCAGGAGAGGCGTTCTTCGTGAAGACATATTTACAGATTTATCATATTTTACGAAATACTCTATAGTTGGTGATGACAGACCAGATAACGTTGCATACAAATATTATGGTTCTCAATACTATGATTGGTTAGTTCTTCTTTGTAATAATGTAATTCACTTTCAAGACGAATGGCCACTATCTCAAAAGTCATTTGAAAACTACTTAGATACAAAATACGTCACACAACAAAATCTCTTCACAATTCATCATTATGAGACTATTGAAGTAAAAGACCAATCTGGGTTTGTTATAGTTCCAAAAGGTCTTGAAGTTGATAAAGACTTCAGTATTACCTATTATGATACCAAGTTAGGAACTGAATTGACAAAGACTGGTATTACTCAAGAATTTACAAATTATGATTATGAAGTAAAGAGAGACAATGAAAAGAGAAACATTTTTCTTCTAAAAGAGGAATATGTCAATATTATTGAAAATGACCTTAGGGGGTCAATGATTTACAAAAAAGGTAGTAGTCAATACGTCGATAAGAGACTGGTAAGGGGAGAGAACATTAGATTGTTCCAATAAAAAAAAGTAAAGGGCCTAATTTTTCCTGGGAAAAATTAAAGCCCTTTTTTTGGATTCAATTGCCGATTTTGGTACTACATATCAGCCAATTTTGAGAAATATGACATGGCATCATCCTCATCATCATCATTAGTTGAAGTTTGAGGTGCAGAGTTGGACTGGATGATTTGTTGTTCCAGTTTCTTCAAAGCATCTTCTTCACTGACACGACTTTGTTCAGTAGAAGAATAACTATCATACTCAGTCTCTTCTGCTTCAACGGCCTTTGCTTTCTTGTTACCAAGAACATAATCAAGACGCTTCTTCAGTTCATCATAAGACTTGAACTTATCGGGAGCAACCAGTTCTTGGAGAGAATACTCCTTATTCCAGATTGCTTCCAAGGCATCATCATCATCCAGAAGAGCAGATGTTGCAGCGAACTCAGACTTATCATAGTTCCAATAACCAGCAACTTTTGCCAGTTTCAGTTTGAAGTTGGCACCTTGCCAGAAGTCAAAGGGATTGATAGGAGTCTCATCCTCATACTCAGGTTGCATTGCATCCATGATCTTGTCAAAGATCTTCTTACCAAACTTGTAAAGGAATACTCCACCCTCGTTTTGAGGATTGGCAGGATCTTTTACGATATAGATGTTTGCATAGTAAGACAGTTTACGCTTTTGTTTACGAACAGTATCTTTATCACTCTCATTACCAGTGTTCCACAGTTCACGGTTGAGTTCACCGATAGGATCCTGTTGACCAATAGT